CCAGTAGCCCATGGCAAAGGAGCCATAAAAAGAAATTTGGTTCCACTCTAAATGTCCTGCATTTACAATTCCGTCTAGGTATCCGATAATAGACTTACATTCCTCTTCTGTTATTAAATTATCAACAATAAAGACATCGTCTTTTAACGCTGTTATTTCCATTAGCATTCCTTCTTTTCTGCTTTAGATACAAAATCTAAATGATCTTCTATTTCTTTTTTAGTTGGCTCAACCTTTTGGCCATCTTTAAACACTAAGTTTCCTCCATAAATGTCGGCGTCTATTCTTGCCTGTTCCATTTCGGCCCAACGTTTTGCCCCATACTTAAGCTGGTTAGCAAGCCACTCTTCTGATCCTGCATACGGGTACATCATAAAGTTTCTAATAAGATACTTGTTACCTCTAGTAGCTGTTCTAACTCCGTGATAATAAGGCTCTCCAGATGGAAATACCATGATGTCTCCAGCCTCTGGTTTATATGCAGGAACAAATTCCCCGTCTACATAAAATTCAATCTCTCCACCTTCATAGTCATCATTGATGTAAACAGTGCATGTTAAGAAAAATTGATTGCCTGGCATGTCTTTTTCGCTTTGCTTAAAATCTGTATGGTACTGCATTGTTAAATTATTTTTTAAAGCGTCTACATTTGTGTGGTATTTACAGAAAGAAGAAGAGCCAAGCTTGCAATCTTCTGGAAGATCAATTTTATACTTATCAATATAATCATCAATTGCTAAGTTATAGGCATCATATACTGTTTCTGCGGCCCAATATTGCAGATCAAACTCTTCATCTTTACCCAATTGATCTTGAACCCCACCTTTAAATTTTGTGCTGGCATAATTGCCGAAAGCACTCCAAGGGGTCCATGGGTTAAAGTATTTGTCTCCAGTATTGTTTTCTGTAGATTGAATTACTTCAAATATTTTCTTATGATCTGGTAGTAAGTTTTTGTAAACTTCAATTCTAGGATATAGTGTTTTTGTTACAAGACTCGACATTATTTGCCTCTTCCTAACTTATCTATTGTCCAGAACCACGGAGAGGTGTATCTGGTGCCTTCTGTAATTATATCAACACCGTGAATATAATTTAAATCTCCAGGGAAAAAATAGGCTGCCTTCTTCTTTGGCTTAAATGCAACTCCCTGTTTGGGGAAATGCAACCTTCCGCCTTCGTAGTCTTCATTTAAATAAAAGATTGTTCCTAAGTCATACCAAGGGAAGTTGCCTGGCTTGCCAGCATCTGGACCTTCATGTAGCTCTTTGTCGGCATGAGGCCACTGCATTGATCCAACTGGCCATCTAACTAAACACGGTCCAGTAGGCGTTACCTCTACATCAAAATGTTCTTCTATAACTGGCTTTAATCTATTAATAATTATTTCAAGCATTTCTACTACTTCTGGCCCTGTTTGATCTAAGGACTTCTTCGTAGCTACTCGGTCTTTCCAGACATTATGCTGGTAAATAATTGTTCCGTTTTCGTTGTATACGTCTTCGCCTGGATCCCAAGTAGTATTATTTTTAGTAAACTCTAGGAGGTATTCGCACTCTTCATCTGTTAAAAAATTTTCAATTTCTACAATATTCTCTGGGCCTGCGCCAAAATATCCAGATGGTGTTATAGACGTTCTGTGATCTCTTATGTCAGAAATATTATTATTCATTTATTGCATCCTTTTCTTTATTCATACTTTTTGGGAACCCAAGTTTTTTGCTTATAAACTCCATATTTTGCTTTTCCTAAATTATCTTCTCTATAAATTTTTGTATGTGCTTCGTGTCTATTTGCCATCTCTTCTTCTGTAAACAAGTTGGCTTCGGAAGACCAGTCTTCTCTTTTGTAAGGAAAAATTTGTGCATAAGGAGTTCCTTTTTTAATTATACCCTGAAAAGTATTTTTTATAAAAAACGGAATAAGTCCTGGTGCCCCGTACTTGTCACTATCAATTATACCTCCTGTGGTCAAAAAAGGAAGCTCGAAATGATTTATAGGCTGCATTACAAGGGCGCTATAGCCCTTTGGTAAAGTGAACCCCCAGTCTGGGTACCAATGAAATCCTTGGTTGTAATATCCTTCTGGATAGTGGAATTGACCCATATGAGGCCTGCCTTCACAAAACCCCGCAAAACCTTGCTCTGGCTGAATATAAATACTATCGTTATATTTAGTAACCGCTACATCACATGGGGTTGTAAACATATATCCTGAAGAAAAAACATCATGTAATGCTGGACAAGATTTAAATCCAGGACCTTTGCTATTGTCTGGTGGTAAATCTATTACTGCGTCATTTTCATCAGTCCAATATTTGCTTGCATTTAAAAACCAATCTGGAGTAGTTTTTTTTGCTGGAGAAGGCACAGTATTTTTATCGTTATATGCCCTATTGGAATTAAAAACAATTTTCATTTATTTAGATTCTTAACATCTAGCTTAATTGATTTAACTTCATGCTCTCCTAGAGCATTACCCATGTAGTCTACGGCATCTCTGTAGTAATCCGTCCACTTACCTTCGGCATTAGCTTTTTCAGCAGCAGCCATTGCTCCCTCAAGAGTAAGAGGGATATCTCTTTTTAGAAAAGGAGCATCGTGTCCTTCTCCCAAATTAATTGTAGAATTATTTAATTGAGTAAGAGATATTGGCATTATTGCAATTATAGGATCATTTGCCTTTATTGTAATTGGTACAAATGGTCTTGTAATTTTCCATGCAACTGGGAGAGGCCCTTCAAAAAAAGATGTACTTAAAATACTTGTGACTGCGCTGGCCCCATCTACAAAACGATTAGGGACTGGGAAAGATAAAAGGCTGTAGTCTTTATCCGTTACAAATCTAAGGTTGGTTTTAAAGTTAATCGTTGCGTGTCCTCTTCCAGTTTCACAATATTTTTCGCCTTGAAGAACTTTTACATTTTCTGGAAATGTACTTGTTATTCCATCCCACATAAAGGTTATATCTTCAGGAAAAGACAATCCCCATCCTATTTGATTGCTAAGTGTAATTGGAAAACATCTATATGCATGCTTATGAGCAGTTTCATCCATCCAATCTCTTTTTGCAGAAAGTGGTGTTATATTTGCAGAAAATGAAGATCCTGAAACCTTGTAGGCATTTAAATTAATCATTATTTTTTTCCCCCTCAATAACATAAAGACTTATTTTTTTTGTTTCGTGCTGGCCTACAACATTTCCATATTGGTCTAATCCGTCTCTGTACCAGTTTGTAAATCCATTTTTCGATAAACTAAATTCTTGCATTTTTTTCATGTATTCTTCGTCATGTTTTAAATTGGGCACTTCTTTATTGTGCATTGTAATTGATGACTTATTCAATTCGGACAAAGATATCGGAATTATTGATGCTACGGGTGTGCCAGCTTTAATGGTAATAACTTTATTTTTAGACAGAACCTTCCATACAACTTGAAGTCCTGCTGTATAAAAAGATGAAGATGTTATTGAAGTAAGGCATTGAACATCTTCTGCAATTTGATTTGGAACGGGCATAGTTAAAATACTAAAATTTGAATCTGTTTTAAATATTAAATTTGTTGCAAAACATATTACTGATTGCCCACGTTCAAAAAAACAATATTCTTCTCCGCTTAGTACTTCTATCCCAGACTCATTTCCATTATCATTTAAAACAAATGAAATATCTTTTGGGAATGATATACCCCATCCAAGTTCATTTGATATAGTCAATGGCGGACAGTTGTATGCATATGGATGAGTTTGCATCCATTCTCTCTGTGGCTTTAATGGAGATAGTATTGCCTCTAAGCCACCTGTTCTGTAGCAATCAAAGTCTATCAACTACATGTCCCTTTGTTCAGCAGGCTTAAATCTTTTCCCTTCAACCAAGTGGTTGTACTCGTAGCTAGCTTCGATTTCTCGATACATTGGAGTATGAGGTGCTTCTTGATAGTCTAACATTGTTACAATTGCATATTTAGTTCCTGATTTAACTGGCATTGCTGCATGAGAATATATATAAGAAGACGGGAAAAGATATAGGTCTCCAGCTTTAGGTTTTACTGTAACGCCAAGCTTGTCAAAAAATAGCTCTCCGCCTTCATAATCATCATTGATATACCCTACTGAAGACAATACGCATACGTAAGAATATCCATGATCGGAATGGACATTAAAATGTTGGTTTTTGCCGTACTTAATAAAATTAAACGACTCCCAATAATTTAACGGAGGAATTTGAAACATTTGCATATAGTCTGCTACTGCCGACATTTGAAGACTTTTTGCTTCTCTCCAAATTTGCCTTAATTCAATTTCATCTTCAGTAAAATCTTTTGGGTCAACATGAGTTCCATTACCCAGCATTAATGATCCGCCATCGTTTTCTTTAATTTTAAAATCCCAAGCATCTCTGTAGTCTTTATTTAATGTATCGTATCCAGTCTGGGCTAGATTCCAATGCTTCTTGCCCTGTGTCTTAGATAGCACTGACTCCAGCCTTTGATCTAAATTATATTCTTTTTTAAAAACATCTCTGTATACAACAATTCCAGGATATATTGTTTCTGCATTTGGCAACATTTAATTAACCACCTTTTTGTGTTTTCTATCAACATAGTCATCGTATTCTTTTGAATGAGCATCATCATTATAGTCTAACATTG